AACAAAGCAAAGGCTGACAAGGCTGCTGCTGATGCTGAACTTGCTCAAAAGAGCGAAGAGATTAGAAAGCGTTTTGCTGGAATGACGCCTCAACAGATTGAGTCCGTAGCTGGAACTGGGCCTAAAGAGATGCAGGACATTCTGGCGCAGCGTAAAGAAGCGCTAGCTGGATTTAATGCCCCACAGTTGGCCGCCATGCAGGCTCAGATGGCAGGTGGACAGCAAGCCGCTGAACAGCAGCGCAACAGGGCGCTTCAAGCTGCGTTGGCTAGACAGGGAGTCCGTGGTGGGGCTGCCGCATCCCTTCAGGCTCAAGCCGGACAGATGGCAGCTAGAGAGAAGGCTGCAGCAGATACTCAGCTGATGCTTCAACAGGCTGCACAGCAAGAGAAGGCTCTCGGAGCTTATGAGCAAGGGGTGTCTGGAGCGCTTAGCTCTGAGCAGGCCCGTCAGTTCCAAGGCCTTGCAGCTCAACTAGCAGCAGAGCAACAGATCGCAGCCCTTGAAGCCGCTGGACTACAAAAAGAAGCTACTGAGACCTATGGCAAGAGCATGGAAAAGGCTTCTAGCAAGGGAAAGATCATCTGTACCGAGCTTCATGCTCAAGGGTTGATGGATACAGAAACCTTTGAAGCTGACCAAGTCTTTGGAGCGGAGCTAATGAAGACAGACCCAGAGGTGATGATCGGCTATCACTCATGGGCTACTGGCGCAGTTGAGCTTATGCAGCGCTCTAGGTTCTGGACGCTTGTAGCTTATGTCATCGCCACACCATGGGCTAAGCAAATGGCTTATCAAATGGGTGTGGCAAAAAGCCCTAATCTTATCGGTTGGGTGATGATGAAGGCCGGGATACCGCTTTGCAGAATGATCGGGCGGTTTATTGCAAAACGGGGGCTTGCAAATGGTTGACGTTCTCTCGGCACTTCAAAGCGCTGGACTGAAGGGGAAAGCCTTAGAAAAAGGGCAAGCTATCTTGGCCGATGCCGAAACAGGCAAAGCGCCGGATGAGAAGACTTTTTCTGGAGCTGAAAAGATTGTTTCAAGATTCGAAACAACCCTCAACAAAAAGCCAGAATATCAAAAAGCATCAGCTCCAGAGAAAGCCGCTTTAGTTCAAGAAGAGCTTGAGGCGACTTCCAAAGAGAGTATGTCGAATAAAGAGCTGGTCGCTAGGCTCTTGATCGGGTTCGTTCCACAGGTGCTAGGAGCTGCCATCGGCGCAAGCACCGGGATGGGGGCCATCGCTGGCGGTGTAGCTGGTGGAGAAGCGGCTACTGCGGGTCTCAAGCAGCTTGATGAGCTGAAAAGGCGCCAAGAGGAAAAGGAAGAGAAGCTTGCAAAGTCTGACCTTGAGAAGCTGAAGCTAATTCAAGAGAAGGCCAAGGCTGCAGCAGAAGAGCGCAGAAAAGAGCAGGAGCTGCAGCTTAGAGGCCGTGAAGTAGCGGCTAAAGAGCGGGAAGCCGGAAAGAAAGGCGCTGAAGTAGCGGCTGGATCAAAGTTGACCGCTGAGCAAACAGCGCTTCTTTCTGGAATTGATACTTCTAGTAAGCAGCTTGAAAAGATTGAAAAAATTATCGATGAGTCATCGCCTTTAATGGGTCCAGTAAAGGGCGCTCTTACCTCACTTAGTCCATACGCTACAGAGACCAGGACTTTTGATGCTCAGATGAAACTTGCGGCTCAAAAGATTGGCGTTTCTCTTGAGCGCGGTAAGCTGACTGACGCCGATATTGAGCGTTATCGTAAGATGCTTCCAAACATTACTGACACTCCAGAGGTAGCCAAGGGAAAGATCGCCATCGTTAAGCAGCTTCTCGCTGACGAAAAAATGGCTCAAATTGAGACCCTTGGGAAAAGCGGTTACAATGTCTCGAAGCTTATGGATGAACCTCAGACCGCTGCCGCCGAGCCTTCTGTCAAAGAAAGCGCCCCTGCTATGTTTGGGATGAAGGAAGCCGTTGCCGCTGAAAAGCCTAAGCGTATCATTCAAAACGGACACGAGTATATTTACAACCCAAGAACCGGAACCTACGAGTAAACTATGGCTAAACCTGCTTTCGATCCGAAGATGCCCTTTGAAGAAGCTAAAGCAAAGCCAGCCTTTGACCCTTCTAAGCCGTTTGAAGTGGTGGCTGAAGAAAAAGGGCCATCTCTGGCAGAAAAGATCGAGACGGGCGGACGCTCTGCAGTTGAAGGGATTACCGGAGGCTTGTCAGAGCCTGTATTCAGCGGGATTAACGCTGTAGTCGGTAACCTTATTGACGCTGGTTTTGATGCGGAAAGTATCGGCGAGTTCGCAAAGCAAGCGGTTAGTAAAGAAGCGATAAAGCAGGAGTATGAAAAGGATATAGCTCGCAGAAGGCGCCTTGAGGCTGAAATGCCAGAGGTGGCTCTTCCCGCTGAGATTGGTGGGGCTGTCCTTGGAGGTCTTGCCTCTGGGGGCCTAGCGGCTGCTGGCAGGCTTGGCACGGCTGGCAAAGTTTTGACGGCTGCTCCTAGAGCGGTTGAAGCGGTTGCTGGGGCTGCCGCTGGGAAGGTTCCCACCGCTATTGGTCAGGCTATTGCTCGCGGGGCTATCTCTGCAGGGGGGGCTGAGGCTGCCAAGGGCGCCGCTCAGATTCCTACCGGTGTAATGACGCCAGAAGAAATGGATATCGCTAGCGCTGCAAAGTTCGGGGGCCTGCTGGGCGGAGGCGCTCAAGCTCTGGTTAGCGGCATTAAAGCTGCTCCAGGCGGTGCTAAAAAGGTTCTTTCTGCCCTTGGTGGAGTTAATGAGGGCGCTATTGAGAAGTATCTTAAAGACCCTCAAGCCCTGGTAAGAGCCAAATCCCCAGAGGCCATCAAGGACATTATCGACGCTCAGGTTGATGAGCTAACAAAGGCTGTCGAGGCTGGAGAAGTTTCGGCTAAACAGGCTCAAAGCGCGCTTGATGCAGCTAAGAACGCTCTCAAAGAAGAAGTGGCTAAGCGTACCGATGAGTTTAACGCGGCCAAGTTTAACGCCAGAGAAACGCTGGCTAAAGCTCAAACTAAGTTTAATGAGGCTGTAAAGCTTTCTAAACAATCTACAGAAGCTGCAATGACTGGCGGCAAGGCAGCGCTTCGAGATGATGCGGTTCAGGCTGTAACCGATCTTAAAGAGAAGGTCGTTCAAGGCTCGAAGAAGAGTTATGAGATTCTCCTTAAGTCTGGCCGTAGCGTTGAGGCTAAGCCAGCTATTCAGGCTGCAGAGCAGGCGCTAGAAGAGCTTAAGGTTCAAGGAAAGGCGCCTAAAGCTGGTGCCTCTGCTGCCGCTTACGCAAAGATTCAAAGCTACATCGACGACTTAAAGCAGTATAAAAAGCCTCTGAGCGCCTCTGACGCTAAAAAGAAGATTCAGCAGCTTGACCAGGACTGGCGAGCCGCCACTGACGCTGGCGAGTTCACCGATTCTGAGCAGCGTGCGCTTCGGTCTATCCGTAAGGCCTTCGATGAGCAGCTTAAAAGCATCCCTGAATATGCGGCTGTGATGGATGAGGTCGCTACAGATACAGACCTTTTAGGCCGGGCTAATAAGCTTTTCGGTAACGTGGAAAGGGCAGCGCCTAAGATTGCAAGGATTGATCTTCCAGCAAGAGACCTGGATCGAGCGGTGCTTTTGGAGCTTGGGACTCGTGTGGGAAGGCCGTTTGAGAGACAGGTCCAAGCCATTCAAGTTGGGGCAAAGATGGCGCTACCTGGAGCTGCAGAAGCTGCTTTAACGATGAGTCCAGAAGCTGAGGCACTGAGGAAGGCTGAAATGCAAATGGCTCGCATGAAGCGTCCCGGCGCTCTTCAGCAGGCTTTGGGCAAAGTAGAGACTGCTAGTCCTGAAGCTATGGCAGTCATGAAAGCTCAACAGAGGGCTGCTCAGACGCAGCAAATAGTTCAGGCAGCTCAGCAGAAGATTAAAGACGTCGGGCCATTTGCTCGACCACTTAGCAACATTAGTGCAATCCGCACGGCTGTAAGCGGTAAGAATCCTGAATATGTTAAGTTTCTTCAGAACCTGACTAAGCTCAGCGGCGAAGACTTCGTTCAGATGATTAGCGACCTTAAGCTTGCTCAAGAGTTCCAGAAAGAATTCCGCATCGGCTCAAGGAACGTAAACCTCTGGGGCCTTGGGGCGGGTGGAGCTGTCTACGCCCTGACTGGCGATCCTACCTCATCCTTGGTTATTGCAGGTCTTGGCGGTGGCTTCGGTGGTATGGTTGACCGCTTTGGCCCTGCCATGACTCAAAAGATTCTGGATGGTTACTTGAAGGTCCAGGGGATGCCTACCGTTCAGAAGATTGAAGCGGCCTTTGCTGGGATGCCCGTTGAGGTCATTAACCAAGTTAAAAACGACTTCATTAGGACTATCCCCGCAGTTTCAAGCGAGCAGATTCTGATCCAGCCAGACCAAGTAGAGTCAGTTAAAAAAGACGTCATGGATAGCCCCTTAAGCAGTCTTAAGAAGGCTAAAATGATGAAGGCTATTCAAAGCAACAAGCCTGTCGAGTCTGGAGACTTAGCTGCTGTTATGCTTGGTCAAAAGCCAAAGGCCCCGATGATTTTGGAAGCGCCAAAAAAGGATGATCTTAAGATAGATCGTCCAGACGTTTTAAAGGCGCTAGAAACTAGAGCGAGACAATGAACCAAAACGCATGGGTCATGAGGCTACCCTGGCAGCTTATTGAAGACGTAGCAGACGCAGAGAACGTACCGAAGAATCTGCTTGCTGCTATTATTCAAACGGAAAGCTCTAACAACAGGTGGGCCGTCCGCTTTGAGCCTCATTACAAGTGGCTTTTTAAAACGAAAGATCATGCAAAAGACAACGGAGTCACCGAAGCTACTGAGACCGTCCTGCAGATGACGAGCTACGGCCTTTGTCAGATTATGGGAGCAGTGGCTCGCGAGCTTGGCCTTAAGGGTCCGATGTTTCAGCTTTTGGATGAGAAAACTAATCTTGAATACTGCGCAAAACTTCTAAAGCGCCTTGCCTCAAAGCATAAAGAGCGTGACGATATTATAGCATCATACAATGCTGGTAGCCCAATTAAGGGGCTAAATGGTGCGTATAAGAATCAGGCTTACGTGGATAAAGTGAATCTTTACCTGTCGGCTATTGATCTTGCTCAAAGGGGGAAGGCTTAAATGGAAAAGGCTATCGAAGTTGTGAAGATGGTTATTGAAAAAGGCCCAGAGATTGTCTCGGCAGTCGTTGCGTTACTTTCTGGGGTTACGGCTTTGGCGCTTCTTATTCCTGGTGAGCAGCCAGAAAAAGCGCTTCAGGGTGTGGTTGAGTTTTTGAAGAAGTTCTCCAAGAAGTAAATCATGCAATTCTTCACGGGCCTTTTAGCCCTTCTTAAAGCTATTCCCGCCATGGTCAGCCTCATGACCGAAATAGCGTCATGGATGAAATCTACTTTTGGTGATGATCCAGCCACCTTCCTACTGGATGCAGCCGAAACATTCAAGAAGGCCCGTGAAGCCAAAACACCAACGGAGCGCAGAGATGCCGCTGTCCAAATTAGTCAGCTTATTCGTCGCCTGTAGCTTAGTGGTTAGCGGCTGCAAGAAGGATGGACCAGAAGTAACGGTCTGCTTTCTTGACGTGAATACTCAGACTTTAGAGTGTGGCAAGGCTGATGGAAGCAAGTTCTCGCTACCGTTTGCTGATATTCCGGCTTCAACTAATTACGCATGTCTTACTGTTGACGACTGGCAAGCTCTGTTAACGTATGTAAAGGAGCGGTGCCAGAAATGAACGATGAATTCATCAGGCTTTTGGGGCCTTGGCTTGGCGGAATTAGTGCTTTGATTGCGTCTGCTATGGCTCTAGTCTCGTGGAGTTACGAAACTTTTGAGACAAAGGAAATAAGCCGTGAACGTCAAACGCAAATCGAGAGGCGTCTTGAGCGCATCGAAAACAAAATTGACTCCATCAGAACGAGAAATTGAGCGCTCTATCCTAGCGTGGCTCAACTACCAGCCGAAGACTAAGGCTTGGAAAAATAAAAGCATAGGTACCTTTGATCCGACTAGGAAGGTGTTCAGACGCTCAAACGATCCATTCTCTCAAAAGGGAACAAGCGACATTCTTGGCATATGGTCTGGTAAGATGCTTTGTATTGAAGTGAAGAGCGCTAAAGGGCGTATAACTCCAGAGCAAAAGCAGTTCTTGAGTGAAATGGCATCCCTTGGCGCGCTCTGTTTGGTCGCTAGAAGTCTTGAAGACGTGATAGCTGTTTTCGACGCTTTAACCGGCACCGAGAACAGTGGTCAGACTGATCTTTGCTAAACTTAAAAGTTTTACCGCATTTTTTGCACGTTGCTGTTCTGCATGGGACGCATAAGCCCATAGCGTTAAGGTTTACGACCTTTTCGCACTTGAGGCAGATCATGTCATCGCCGTTCATTTCTGAGGCTTCCGCTTCTCTTTCCACTTCCGCTGAGCTTCACGTTTAGTAGCTAGTGCGATGGCAATGGCTTGCTTCTGGGGCTTACCGCTCTTTACGAGTTCTGAGATATTCTCAGACACTACTTCTTTTGACTTACTTTTAATCAAAGGCATAACATTCCCCCCGGATGGTTATGAATTGTCTATGAGCTTTTTCAATCGCTCAATCTTGAAATCAATACGTTCAGAGACTGCCGCGTAACCAAACATGCACGCGAGCTGATGGTTCATGATTGCCACGTCTGCAATCTCATCAATGATGGGTTCAGCAGATAAGTATCGTGCTGGCTCATGATTGTATCTGGCTAGAATTAGTTGAAGCTCTGCTAGCTCTTCAAGGGCCTTGGTCAGTTGAGAATGGTGACCTAAGTAGAGAGGAGCTTTGGAAATTGTTTCGTGATGCTTACTGGTCATTTACTCCCCCTGATAAAACACATAACCACGACTGCCCCGAGCAGCCATGTTATCCCCCCGATGCTCATCATTGGCTCAGAAGATTAGGCGCCTGGTCGCCAAGGCGGTGCAAAGGCTTACAGTATTCCTTCTCTGGATGGTAAAGCAGCGTGATTTCTCCGGTGAGAGACGCTGTAACTGATTGCCCTGGATAGCAGGTTTCCATGGCTGCCTGTTTCAGCCTATGGCCCAGCTCGATTAGCTTGTCTGGGTCACACTCGATGAAACGAGTTACTTCGGTGGCTTGAGTGTCGATCGTTTTGTCCATTATCCCCTCTTATCCAATGCGCCGGAGCCGGAGCCGTAGCCGGATCCGTCGCGGTAGCCGTCGCCGTCGCCGTAGCCGGAGCCGTAGCCGTAGCCATCGCCGGAGCCGGAGCCGGAGCCGGAGCCGTAGCCGTCGCCGTAGCCGGAGCCGTAGCCGTAGCCATCGCCGTAGCCGGAGCCGTAGCCGGATCCGTCGCGGTAGCCGTAGCCGTAGCCATCGCCGTAGCCGGAGCCGTCGCCGTAGCCGGAGCCGTAGCCGTAGCCATCGCCGTAGCCGGAGCCGGAGCCGCTAAAAAAAATTAGCTCCATTTTCCGTTCCGGATACTAGCTGTTGCGCGCTCGCTACACTCGATGACCTCTACTGCTTCGGTCAATTCGATGACTGATACCGCGTTCCCTATTTTACTACCCGGCCCTACGCCGTGCTGCGAAACAGCGGAAAGACTCCCGGTGTTTGTCTCCGCTTGGGTCCACGACCAAATGCGATAACTGTCAACAAGCCGGACCTCTTTACCTTTTTTGCAAACCAAAATACCCGCATGCACGCCAGCGGAATAAGTTCGCACCACTACAAATTTACCTATTAACGCGGATTTCATGTGTGTCGGTTTTTTTGAGATTATTGTCTTATCCATTATTCCTTCCCCTCCAGTGCGGCGCGGGCATCACTCGCACACTCATTGAAACCGCGATTCACGCCGTACTGAAATAGGCAGTGCCCAACTTTTTCCGAATCAAAGAAGACCGGCACACAGGATCGGTCTACACAACAGTCGTGAAGCTGCGTCTTCCCTGCCCGCTTTGCGATTTCTTCCAGCGCTTCTCGCAACCTGGCATTTTCAGCTTTTAGGTCATCAACATACGGATTCATTCCTTCCCCTCCAGTGCGGCACGAGCAATTTCTTCAGTAGTTCCATATTTACCACAACTACACGAGAAGGATTCAAATCCCTTGTCGCACAATTCACACTTGTGAATTATTTTGCGCAGAGATTCTCTAAGCCTTTGGTTTTCTTCCTGAAGCTTTCTAGCTACCTCGCGCATCTTTTTGTGCTCGATATAGTGAAACTGGTTTGATCTAGAAAGTGCTTCTTCCATGTGTCGCCTTGTGTAAGTAATGTGTTTATATTCGTCGCTCATTCTTCTCTCTCCATATATTCACGTTCACGCTCCCAGCGCGCGTCCTCTTCCATCCACTCCTCGCCGCTCATGTCCTTACGGCGCTTGCCGGGCTTAGATGGATGATCCTTCACTTTCCCTGATCCATTGCAGTGCTCGCAAGGAGTCTTGGAGGGTATCCATTTCCGCCCCGACTTCTCTATGCGCTTCCTGAAAGCTTCCACTGCTTCGCAGGTCGGGCATCTCTTTAGCTTTGTCACACACACACCCCGTCTTTATGAAAAGGACCGGACACTGATACGAACCGGTCCCGTTGCACCTCTTACAGCTTGTCATCGGTATATTGACTTACTGCAGTTGGCATATCCATAGACTCAACCGTAGTAACAAACTGTTCAAGCTGCTCGATGGTAAGGTCTTTCGATGCTTGGACGCCAAACGCCACCCCGCAGTAATACTTCAGGTCTTCTCTAGCCCATGTGCAGGCAGCCAGGCGCTTCATAAGAGAGTCACGGTCAGCTTTAGGCTTCTCTAATTTAGGCTCTTGAACCAGTACGGGTTCTGACTGGACTTCTTTGATGACTGGCTTTGAGTCCATGTCTTGAAGCTCCTCAGGAGTATAAACACCAACAGAGACCCCAGGATAAACGGTGCGAATTCCTTCGCTAATGACACGGGCACGAAGCATGGCTCTTGGGTACTGGCGCCATACGTCCTTGCTGGTGAGTCCTGCTGCCTTGGCTTGTTGGATTGTCCACTCGACTGTTGCCGAGCCGCCTGCTGGGTGGCTGAAAGTGCCAGATACTGCGCTATCAGTGTACGCATTCCAAACTACCTTCCCACCCGCTGCCTGGAAGCGAGCGAGCATTGCATCTGCCTTAAGAGCCGGACGACCTTGAATAACGTGATAATCACGAGCCGCGATCGCTGGGTGCATTCCTTCAGCTTGAGCGATGAGCATGAGAGCGACACCCTGCTCAGGGGTCTTGATCCCGAAGAGTCCGCTTTTAGCGAAGGCTACGGCCATGCGCTCGATCTGATCGACTCCGAAGTATTGCTGAGTAACTACTTGTTTCGTGTCCATTTTCTATTTGCCTCTTTGTACTGCTCTAGGAACTGTTCGATTAACCCACGGACTGCTTGAGATACGTTGCCGTTAATGGCCTTAAGGTCTTCAAAGTCTTCCTGTGGGATTCGAAGACAGATCGTCTTGTCGTTCGTCTCAGTGGTCTGTAGCTGTTTAAGATTGAGTTCTATCTTCATTGATAACCTCAGAATGGAAGATCAGCGTCGTCCCATTCGCGCTCAGGGGCTTGTGGTGCTGTTATTTTGGTCTTAATTGACTCAAGGTGAGTCTTTGTCTCTTCGAACGTCTTAGGGGCATCCAAAGCGTCTTGGATTGCATCCTTCACAAACGTCGTAGTGAGCCAGAGTTTATCGCTTCCAGCCCAAATGAAACGAGGGAAACGCTTAGAGGTGTCGAAGGCTGCGTAGAGCACGGGTCTATCTAGGTTCTTCTGAAGACTCGTCATCTGCTTATGACTGACCCAATAGTTAGACGGCTTATCAGAATCCTCTGTCGTGATGCTGGCTACCCATTTCCCTTCATACTCAGGATGAGGCTCTAGCGTGTGTACTTTAATTTTCATTACTTTGTTCATATAACCGACAGTTATAAGATGTGTAATACAATGTCTATAAGAAAAAGGGGCTAAAGGAAAAAACCTTTAACCCCTCGACCTAAGAGAAACGGCTCACAGGAACGATTACTCGTCCTTACATGCCTCTTTGTACTGCGACTCGTCCTTTTTCGCAACACCACCAGCACTGTCGAGCTTTGCACCCTTGCGAGCTGCACCAGCTTGAGCGCCTGCTTTCTCTGAATAAGCAGAGGCGTCTTTGCCTCCGCCACCCTTTGACTTCATTGAAGCCGCCTGGCTTCCGTAACCTGATTCTTTCATATTTGGAGTCCTCCGGGCTTTAGAATAGCATTTCGTAAGTCAAAGACAATAGTAGCCAATTCCCCTACCTACCACGAATGATAGCTAGTAAGCGTTAAAGGCTATGTCCGTCTATCAACTCACTGCCCGTCCAGGGGGCTAACTCAAGGCTCGACTGCTCAAACCTTCAGGTATTCCCCTGTCACTGTCTAACGGTATGGCTAGTCCCGCACGATAGGTATTTTCAGCTCGTCTCAAGTTCGTTCTCTACTACTGGATCAGTCCTCTAGCCCGCTGTACCGATATCCCCTGCCCGCAATTATTAGAGTCCTTCCGTTAACGAGCGGCACTTCAAGCGAAGAGGTCTAATGACCGCATCTGTTCGCCTTGGCATGGCAACTAAAGCTAATCCTGTCGGTAATGGAAGTCTTTCGACAACCTGGCCCCGGCGTTGGCCAAGTAACCGTGTTTTATAAGCTACGGTTAAATCCTTAACGAATCTTCTTGATGAGGTATGACGAGTGTGTCACAAATGAATCCTCATCAAGAATTGATCCGCAAATCGTTCTTACCCCGGCAGTGACTGAAAAGTCTAGCCGGGGTTTTTTTATTCCTCGTGCATAATCTCAGTGACACTCAAGATCGAAAGCTTACCCTTAAAGCACTTCTCGCAGAGTAGCTCGCGCCGACTTAGCGTGGGGGTATTTCTCGTAAATTCGTACAGGCCAGGGTTCTTACAGCTCACCCCGTAGCAATTCTTAGCAGGTGTTAACAGTTTTAAGGCTGACCATCCTCGGCCTAAATAGTCCTTAAAGAACCGTTGCTTGTTGTCTAACTCTTTGTTAACTTTCTTAACCATGAGCTACTTCCTAAAAAAAGATAAGGCATCGTGCCTAAACGAGATTAAGGCAGCCTCAGACCATATTAGTCAAATATTTAACGCTGAGATGAACCTGCTCAAGCTTAAAGAGCAGGTAGACTTGCTCATTGAAGGCAAAATCGAGAGCTACCTTCATCAGCGTTTCAAAGACTGGTCAGTATCCGATCTCATCCTTCTAGCTAAGACAATCGAGCATCAGACCGAGCTTGAAGGAAAAACGGATCAAAAAGGCAGGAAGCAACGAGAGCGAGTATGATTGTCCATTGCCCGCATGACGCGCTCGTAAGCATTAAAGATTTAAAGCCTAACCCTCTAAACAGAAATAGCCACCCAAGGGACCAGATCGAGCGGCTTGCAAAGATCTTGGAATACCAGGGATGGCGCTACCCGATCAAGGTCAGTAAGAGATCTGGCTTTATTACGTCCGGTCATGGCCGGCTTGAAGCAGCAAAACATTTAGGTTGGAGAGAAGTTCCTGTTAGTTTTCAGGATTACGAGAGCGACGAGCAGGAATACGCTGATTTACAAGCCGATAACGCTATCGCGACTTGGAGCGTTTTAGATTTATCGGGAATTAACGCAGACTTAGCGCATCTTGGGCCTGACTTCGATATCGACTTTCTTGGTATTAAAGACTTTGAAATCGAGCCAGCTGATAAAGAAGAAGAACCAGAAAGCATTTATACAACTAAAATCGAAAGTCCTATCTATGAGCCAAAGGGTGAAAAACCAGCACCAAGAGAGCTTTACGATCGGACTAAGACGGATAGCTTGATTGAAAAGATTCATGCAGCGGAGTTGCCGCACGAGATCGAAACATTCTTAGAGTTTGCAGCACAGCGGCATACAGTCTTCAGTTACGAAAAAATTGCCGAGTATTACGCCCACGCTCCAAAAGAAGTTCAAGAGTTGATGGAAGACTCGGCGCTTGTGATTATTGATTTTAAAAAAGCGATTGAGCACGGATTCGTGCAGCTTACAAAAGACTTAGCAGAGGCTTACTCCGATGACGAGCAATGAGGAACTAAGCGACTTTGCGGCTTTCATTCTGACTAACGGTAGACCTGATCGTGTTTATACCTACGCAACTTTGAGGCGCTCGGGATATACGGGTAAGATAGTTTTACTTGTCGATAACTTAGATAAAACCAAAGACCAATATATTGAACGCTACGGCTCAGAGGTTGAAATCTTTGATAAGAAAGCTATCGCCAAGACCTTTGATCAAGCCGATAACTTTAATGATATGCGGGCGATTATTTACGCTAGGAACGCAAGTTTTGAGGTCGCTCAAAGGTTAGGGATTAAGTATTTTATTCAACTGGATGACGATTATAGGCATTTTCAGTTTAGGTTTAATAAACGCTTAGATTATGCGCCTAGAGTCATTAAAAGGCTCGACGATATCTTTTCAGCGCTGCTTAGGTTTTATAAACAAACACCGGTCTCCTCTGTTGCAGTAGCTCAAGGAGGCGACTTTATTGGTGGCGAAGGAAGCGCGATGGCGAAAGCTATCAAGTTAAAACGCAAGTGTATGAATTCATTTGTGTGTAGTACTGATAGAAAGTTTCAGTTTGTCGGAAGGATTAATGAAGACGTAAATACTTACACGTACAAGGCGAGCACAGGGCTATTGCTATTCACGGTTAATCAATTGACTTTAGAGCAGATGCAAACACAGACCAACGCCGGAGGTATGACCGAGCTTTACCTTGACTCGGGCACATACGTTAAAAGTTTTTATTCGGTTATGTTTCAGCCGTCATCGGTAAAGGTCAAAGTAATGCAGGCAAAAAATGCCCGGCTCCATCATAGCGTTAATTGGAAAACGACAGTCCCTTTGATTTTGTCCGAAAGGCACAAAAAACTATGAGTTGCAGCAAACGAGGAGCTCAACAAGCTCCTTCCAATGCTTTGGCCGAGTCGAGCTGTTATCGACAAAAAGGCGATTGGCCTCATGTGCAAACTCGTCTTTTGACAGATTCTGGTGCGCCTCACAAAACTCAACCGCAAATTCTCTCTCGGATGAGGACAGTCGGAGAAAAATCTTTTTTAAATACGGGTGAGACTCGTAACTTTTAAACTTCAGTAAGCGGGCGTTCATAATATGATAATAACACAATGCGTTAGAAAAGGAAAGCATGGCTAGACCGCGTAAGGTAATCGACCCGAAGCTCGTCCAGGACCTAGCCTCAATTGGCTGCAAAACGACAGACATCTCCCGTATTGTAGGTGTGAGCGTTGACACGCTTGATCGTCGTTTTGCGGCGGAAATTGAGAAAGGGCGGGCCAACCTCCGCACCAGTCTAAGACGCTGGCAGCTTGAGGCAGCTAAGAAGGGCAACGTCGCCATGCTAATCTGGTTGGGTAAGCAATACCTCGAACAGACTGAGAAGGTCGAGCAGGTGCAAGAGATCACGGTCAGGGAAACGCTTACACCAAAACAGGTTCAAGAGATTATTGAGGCCGACCCCTTTTTGCTCAAGAGTAAAACTGAGACTAAATGATTTACAACCCGCACCCGGAGATTGAGCGCATCGCTAGAGGGGTCAAGAGGCTTCACGAAATGTGGACGCCTCATCCTGCTCAGATTCAAATCGGACGCGCTCTCATCGGTGAGCACGTTAAAGACGTATTCGCTCAGTGTGGTCGTAACCTTGGAAAGTCTGAGCTTACAGCCTACCTCATGTGGCGGTGGGCATGGACCTATCCTGGAAGCGAGAACTACTACTTCAGCCCATTCATGAAGCAGTCCAGGGAGATTATGTGGGCGTCGAGAAGAATGCAGACCCTTGGACCTGAAGACTGGATCGAGAAGATCAATGACCAAGAGATGCGGATTACCTTCAAGAACGGCTCTTGGTTGAAACTTGACGGCTCAGACAACGTAGAGGCCTACCGGGGCGTTAAGCCTCGTGGGCTGACCGTATTCGACGAGTTCAAGGACTTCCGGCCTGAGTTCTTTGACGCTTACGACCCAAACCGCGCAGCTCACGACACCCCACTCTTCATCATCGGTACTCCTCCTGAGTTCGAGGGCCAGTTCACCGAGATCGCAGCCTCATGGGCTAACGATAAGACCAAGCGGTTCTTTAAGTTTCCAAGCCACGAGAATCCTCATATTTCACGTAAATGGTTAGCCGATAAGAAGACTGAACTCTACGCTAGGGGTGAGGGCGACAAGTGGGAGCGGGAATACCTAGCTGAGTTCGTTCGAGGAGGATCTAAGCGCATCTTCCCGATGCTAAAAGAGGCCATGATTATTCCACACGCTCAGCTCCTCCAATCCATCGAGAAGGATAAACGCAAGCTTGAATGGTTCTGTTGGGCTGACCCTGCTGGAGCGTCTACCTTTGCCGTTCTGTTCGCCGCTATCAATCCATACACAAGGCACGTCTACTTCTTGGATGAGATTTATGAGCAGCGTCAGGAAGAGATGACCGTTCAGAAGATCGGCGCTAGAATCATGCGCATGACCAAGGAGCTTTATCCTGGTGAGTGGCGCTTTGGTTACGATGAGGCTGAGGCATGGTTTAGGAACGAGATGCTAGAGCATTTCGATCTTTCCTTTGAGCCTACGCAGAAAGCCAAGAACGATAAGACTAGCGGTTTATCTTTGCTCAAGGATATCATGCTAGCAAACAAGCTGACCGTTTCGAGCAGATGTCAGAAGCTGTTCTGGGAGCTAGACAATTACCGCAAAGATGACGAAGGCAGGATCATCAAGAAGAACGATCACCTTATTGACGATGCGCGCTACATATTGTCTGCAGCTCATTACTCTCTGAATGAAACGGTAGAAGTTAATAAAGAAAAAGACCCGATGTTTAGGGGCGCAAGGATTGAAGATGATTTCCCCGGCTTTAATGAAGTCGGTGAACCAGTAGACGAATGGGGAGGTTCTGAATGGTAATGCTGACAGGTGCTGTAATGGCTATCGCGATTGTGCAAATTGCTTGTGTCTTGGGCCTTTTCTGGGGCCTAGTCGAGCTAAGGGCTATGCAAAAAAGCACTCATTCCGTACAGTTGATTCCAGCCGACCAGAGCTTCCAGCGCATGACCGATGAAGTGAAGGACGCGCTTGGAAAAGAACTCTTCGATAACGTGGGATAACGGGGGCATCTAAATGGATCAGTTCTACAGCTTCGACGACATGAATGAGCAGCAATACAACAAGCCTGCTCGCCCTATCTATGAACTTGATCTTGATGACCCAAAGAATGAAGACGCTATCCTTCAGTGGCTGAAAGGCGAGAAGGACTACCTCCAAGAAGATGCCCGTGACCGAATTCGTGTCATGCGTCGTAACCTTGCTCTCTATAAGGGTATCCAATACCAAGAGCTTGAGACCCGTATTGATGCACGCGATCGGGCTGCTGACCGCTCTCAGTTCCTTCGGAAGGTCGTCGCTAATCATCTGTATGACCTGACTAAGAACCGTGCTTCACGCTTGGTTAAGTTTCGTCCTGCAGTGGCTATTATGCCGACTAATGATGAGCTGGAAGATAAGCTCGCTGCTAAGTCCTGTAAGATGCTGCTCGATCATATCTGGTATGAGAATGACTTTGAAGGAGTCATGCAAACTCAGCTTGCTACCTATGCTCAGATCATGGGCGAGGTTTACTGCTTTATCCTTTGGGATGAAGACAAGGGCGATTTGTCTCCTGCCTATGTAGAAGCGAAGAAGCGGTCTAAAGAAGGCCGTATTCCTATGCTGGATGAGAACGGCCAGCAGGTGCAGGACCCTAACGGTAACCCTATCTTCGTCGATAAGGCTGTTCGTATTGGGGACGTAGACTACAAGATCGTCCTTCCTATGGATGTCCTGCTTCAGAAGAAGAAGAAGTGGGAAGACGTAGACTACTGCTTCCAGGTGGACGTGATTTCCACAGATGCTCTGAGAGCTAAGTATCCAGACCTAGCTGCTAAGATTAAAGATCAAGACGTTCAGGTCTATAACTACGAAAAGATGCAGCTTGAGAGCACCAAGCGGGAAGCCTTGGTCTATACGTTCTGGCATCGCCGCTCGACTCAGATGGATAAGGGCCGGAAGATTGTCTTCACTGGCGAGACCATCCTTGAAAATACTGAGTATCCGTTCTCTCACTCGCAGCTTCCATGTATCCGCTTCACGGACCAAGACCTGCCTGGTGAGCTACATGGGATGTCCTTCTATGAGCAGATCAAGGGTCTGACCGGAACCTATAACAACCTGACGAATATGCTCATCCGCAATATCGTCATGGTGTCTCATCCTAAGTGGTATGTGCCTGCCGGAAGTGTGTCGCTTGATCGCCTTGGTAATGATATTACCATCGTTCAATACAAGGGACCGACACCCCCTCAACTTGCTACTGCTCAGAGCGTTCCTGCTGACGTATTTTCGTTCCGCGATAAGCTGAAAGAGGAGTTCCAGCAGATCAGCGGCGTCTTCGGCGTGTCCCGTGGTGAGCCGCCTCCCGGTATTAAAGCAGGCGTAGCCCTTCAGTTCCTGTCTGAGCAGGAGTCTGAGCGTTACAATGAGCTAGTTCTTAAATGGAATGAAATGGTTAGGCAGATAGCTGAAATGACCATAGCCGTGGCTGGAGACTATTACGACCAGTCTGACAGGCGCATGGTCCGTATCCTTGGGAAAAATAACGAGTATATGACCGAGTTCTTTAAGGTCAGCGCTCTTGAGAAGGATTACGATATTCGCGTTCAGAATAGCTCAGCCCTGCCAAAAAGCGTTGCAGCCCGTACTCAGACACTCCTTGACCTGTCTGAGCGGTTTCCTGACCAGTTCACGGGTGAGCAGGTTATCGAGATGCTGGACCTTGCTCAGAGCGATAAGTTCACCGATGCGGCTACCGTATCTGTCCGTACCGCTGAGGCTGAGAATGAGAAGCTCTATGAGGTAGAAGAGCCTGAGGATATGGCTCCTGCTGACTTTGAGAACCACATTCTGCACTGGAAGATCCACACCCGTCAGATGCAGGAGTTCCGCTTCAAGTACAAAACCAGCCCTGAGATTCAGGAGCGGTTTAAGGACCATGTGCTCGCTCATGAGATGCTGATGGTTGAGCAGGCTAAGCGGTCCCCAGGGTTCGCTGAACAGCTTGGACAGCTTCCCATGTTCCCGATGTTCTTCACTCCTCCTGCTCCTCCGGCAATGGCTCCAGAAATGCCTATGCCTGCAGAAGCGCAGCCAGTCTCGGAAGGTATGGCTCCAATGCCCGGTCTTCCAGTAAACCCTATGGTCGGCGGGGAACCTCAACAGCCGACTCTTGAACCTCAACTCCCGATGGAAGCTCAGCAGGCTGGCGGCATGATGCCTCCTGTAGAGCCGACCAAGGGCATTTAAGACAAGGAAACTAGATGGAAACTAATGCCGCACCGTTTTCTGGAGATACCGCGCCTGCAGCGGAGCCTATCGTTTTAGGAGGGGGGGAATCCCCCGCCTCTTGGGACGAGCTGGAGTCTGTTACTAGCAAGCCTAAGCAAGAGCCTAAATCCGAACCGAAAGAGTCAACTAAGAAGGCTAAAGAAGATAAGCCTGAAGAGAAAGAGGAAAAGGTTGAGGCTTCAAAAGGAAAAGAGGCCAAGGCTCTTGAAAAGTCTGACGCCCCTGCCAAACTATATAAGTTGAGAAGTGGTGAGACAGAGTTCGACGTGGCTGCAGATGCTCTCGTCCCCGTCAAAGTTGACGGTAAAGTCGTAGAGGTCCCGCTACAGGAGGCTATCAATCGCTACTCTCAGCAGAGCCACTTGGATAAGCTTTACAAGACTTACAAAGCTGAAAAAGAAGGCTTTGAGAAGGAACGTAAGGGTATCTCTGAGGCTTTGAATAAGTCCTATGACTACCTTGTGAACCAGAAAGACCTTAGGGGCTTCCTGGACTATCTCGGGGAAGCTATGGGCGTAGACAGTCAGACACTTTATCAAGATGCGATTGGAAATATCCAAAAGCAGATTGAAGAGTATCAGACGATGAGTCCCGAAGAACGGAAGTTTCGGGAAGTAGAGGCAGAAAATGCCTACTACAAAAAGCGAATGGATACGCAAAAGCAGACTCAAGAGGCCGCTAAATCTAGGGCTGCCCTAGAAAGCAAGGTCCAGCAGGTGATGGAAAGTCACGGCATGGACCAGGCCGCACTGGTTAAAGCATGGGACGATCTTACAAAGATGGGGCATAACGCTGACGAGATTACTCCGGAGTTTCTCGGCACGTATTACGCCAACACTAAAAAGATCGATTTCATCGAGACCAAGCTGCAGGAGCTTAATCCTGAACTGGCTTCTGATGCGAAAACTGTAGAGCAACTGGCTACTTATGCAATCCAAACCGAAGCAAGTGAGGCGGAGATGGCAGAGGTAATCGCTCAGCTCTACGGAGAAACTCCAGAACGGAAGCTGTCGAAAAAGATTGAGAAAAACATGAAGTCTAACAGGCAGGGCGGCTCAAAAGCCGTTAAAAACGCTGGTTCTGACCCACTGTTTTTCGATGACATTTAACTAAATAACTGGAGGGCCTATGGCTCAATTTAACCTGACCACTGCGTCGAACTTGTTCAAAATCAAGTACGGCAAACTTTCTGAAAACACCTACAACTCTGCGAACGTGCTCCTTGGCCGCGTGAAGAAAGATTTCAACTTCACCGGTAAGCGCATGGATATCGCTGTGCCTACCTCTTTCGCTGGCGGCGTGGGTTCTGGATCACTCCCAACCCCTAACTACGCAGCGGTGCAAGATGCAGTTATCACCTCGAAGAAGATGTACTCGGTCATTCAGATCGACCGTGAAGCCATCAAAGCTTCGAGCCAGAACGAAGGCGCTTTCGTTGAGCTGACCAAATACTCAGTTCAAAAGGGCGTTGAGAGCTGGATGCGCAACATGAGCCGCGCTCTGTTTAACGACGGATCAGGATCGCTCGGAACCATCGCCGCTGGCGGTGTTTCTGGTGCAGGCCCTTGGGACGTCGTTATCTCTGACGCTACCTGGAAAGAAGCCAACTTCGAAGAAAAGGACTATGTGAACCTTGCTTCATCTTCGGCTGTCTTCGAAATTACTGCAGTGGTTCCAGCGACCAAAACCGTCACCTTGACGGCTGTCTCTGGCTCCTACACCCCACTCGCTGGGGATGTAATCTATATGCAGAACTCGAAGCTCAATGACCCAAGCGGCCTCAAGGGCGTCTTGGATGCTACCTCAGGCTCCCTCTACGGCATCACCGTGGGCCGTCGTTGGCAGGCAGGTGCTCAGGTGGCTGCTGCTGGTGCAGGTCTTACGACTGACCTCATGAACCAGACGATGCTTGAGATTCAGCGCAAGAGCGGTAAGGTTCCTAACCTCATCCTCTGCTCGTTCACTCAGTATCGTAAGCTCCTGAACGTGCTCGAAGACCAAAAGCAATACATTGTTGAGCCACGCTCTCCTGAGCTGGTCGGCAAGGTGTCGTTCAAGGGCGTCGAGTTCATGTCGTCCGCTGGTCCAGTGGCCGTCATTCCAGAGCGCTTTATTGAAGACGATCGTATGTACCTCCTGAATGACAACTACATTCAGATTCACCATCGCCCAGACTTTGGCTGGTTCGATGATGATGGTTCGGTCTTCCTTCGTACGGCTTCTTCGGATGCTTACGAAGCTCGCTTCGGTGGATACTTGGAAGCTTATATCGTTCCATCGTTCCACGGCGTGATCAGCGGGTTGGCTATCTAATCTGCTAGCAGTACTGGGGGGCTGGGATTGTCCTGGCCTCCCTTTTTAACCCGAGTTTAACCGGAGGTTTTATGCTTCGTTCTATTAAGTCCCCTCAGCGTCTCCCTAGACAGCTTCACTTTAAAGTCGATGGCGTTTCCACGTCTTCGCTCTTGGTCGGTGCCCTTGATGGCGTCCTGACCGTGAACGGAACTGGAGACTATACCGTTACTTTCGCCCAGCCATTTGCCCGCGTTCCAGTTGTATCGGCTACGGTTGGCGGAGCTGCTATCGGAGTCGCCTTGGTTGATTCTGCCAGCGCAACGGCTGTCACTGTGAAGGCCTTTGATCTTGCAGCCTCTGCGCTTGACGTGGAGCTTCACTTGATCGTTCAAGGTTTTGACGCTGCTGACGAATACTAAGGCTAGTCAGGCCCGGTAGCTCAGGGGTAGAGTAGCTTTAAGCGCGGCACTTAAAGCGGGTCAGAGGTTCGAATCCTCTCCGGGCCGCCTAACGGGGGTTTAAAATGGCAAGCGTGCAAAGACTTGTATTGCAGAGCGGGGCAATTTCTGGAGCATCTGGACAGACGACTCCAGTTAGCTTGGAAGCTTACGTGATGGATGTAATCGGTTCAGTGGTCTGCTCCGCTGCTGGGTTTACTACTTTTGACGCCTTTCTTCAGCACTCTCCAGACGGAACGACCTGGTTCGACGTCGTGCAGCTTGCGAAGCCGGGGGGCGGTTCTTTGACAACCACTGGAGCTATGATCGCATCTACGACTAGCCCTATCTTGGGCAAGATTCGGATGCGGTGGGCACTTACGGGTGGCGCGCAGACGGCTACCGCTGACTTTGTAGTCTATTACGATAAGAGGAAGTAATGGCTAAGGTCGATCTATATCCGACAAAAACAGCTTCTCCATCTCAGGCGGAAGTCCAGACTGGCACTTCCATTCCTGGTAATAAGGTGGCTGCTGATACGGTCGTGCTTAATGAGATCGACGGAGATGTTTACATTAAGGGTTTAGAAGGTGGGGCTAGCTCGTCTAGGGTTACGTTATTAAATAACCAATGGCGAGCACTCCCAACTGTGAAGCTCACTGATCGCCGCGTCGTTATTGTTCAGAATCAGAGCAATAACGGGGGGGTCATTCTTTTAAATTATTCTAACACCGCCGCAGCAAACTTAGGATTTCGTCTACTCGACGGAGGCCACAGGGAGATTCTTCTGGGAGATGGGTTAACCCTCTACGGAAGAATGGAAGCTCCCACTGTTACCGGCACGGCCTACGTTGAGGAGCTGGCTTGAGCCTTTTAACCAGTGCATTTAATCCAGCGGGAAACTCCGCCAACGCAATCCTGACCGGGGTTCCTTGTGATCCTACGGTTATGGTCGGTGATTTTGTGAGGATGGATGCTGGAATAGCAGTCAAGGCTTTGGCTGACACCTTCGAAAACTCAAACGTGCTCGGGCTTGTGGAGCAGGTGAACCTAGACGCTACCTGCACGGTCAGGATTAACGGGGTGAGCGCGTCGATCTTTTCCGGTCTCGACACCGCTGCTGAGTATTACCTGAGCGAGACTGTACCGGGTGCAATTACGGTTTTGGCGCCTATAGCAAGCGGGACAGTGGTCCTGAAGCTCGGTCAGCCTTTTGATGACACGAGATTGATTGTACTGAAAGGATCAAGAATAGTGCGGCTATGAAAGTCCTACGCATTGATCCAAATGGAACCCTTCGAGAGGTTAATGTCTCTGGCGACTTTGGAAGCATCAACTTCACCAAGGAGCCTAGGACGGTAACGCTTACCGAGGAACTATCTGGATACCTGGAGCTGTTAGATGCTCCCGTGGAAAACTCGCTTTCATTTCAGGTGGATGGAGTAGTCCAGATCGAGGGATTGGACTTCACGATATCCGAGGTTTCCGGCGTTCACAGGATTAATCTAATAGGTGAACTGGCCACTGGTGGGGTCTCTGAGATCGTCTCTGGAGACAAGGTGCTAATCAATTATGCCGTTAACCCAATAGTACCCACAGTGGAGTTTAGAAAAGAAACCGTGACTCTATCTCCGATTGATATTGTCAACCAATACTTTGATATTCCGGAAGTGGTTATCGACCTGTCGGAAAAATTTATTTGCTCAGGGCTATCGTTCACAGAGGGGCTTCATTACACTTTAGAAAACGTGGGTGGGTCAACTAGGGTGCATTTTGCCGGATCACTCGCCGTAAGTGGACTTTCTCCTCTGGAAGCTGGCGATATAATTCATATAATCTATGCCGTGAACGTGTAAACCTAGGGGGTACTAATGTCTCAAATTCAAAAGAAGTTTATTAAAGATGATGCAGTCGACGAGTCCAAAATCCTGCTCTTGAACAGCGGTGCGCTTAAAGCTCGTAACGCTGCTGACAGCGCAAACGTCGAGCTTCTGGAGCTGGACGGATCTGATGTCCTTAAGCTCCTTAAGCGCCCTCGCATGGACGCTTCTGTCGCTGTTGTCTCCGATGACGCAGACGTGATTACGAAAGGCTTCTTCGACGAGGGCGTCACCGACGTTCTCGGACAGCCGTCTGGGATCGCGACCCTCGACGTTAACGGCAAGCTGGAGTCTTCTCAGGTTCCTGCTATCGCCATTACCGACGTTTTCGTGGTGGCTGACATCGCCGCTCGCGATGCTCTGACGGGCATCGAAGAGGGTGATGTTGCTAAAGTCTTGGATGCAGGCGCTGGCCTTCCCAAGACGTACATCTACGACGGTTCTGCATGGGTTGAAATTGAGTCTGGTTCGGACGTTGACACTGTTAACGGGCAAACTGGAACGGTTGTTCTTGAGTCGGACGACATTAACCTGCCTACCGCAGTCCGTGGAGCTACTGAAGTCCAGGCTGCTCTCGTGCAGCTTGATACGGATCTTGGCACTGCTGAGTCTGCGATCACCGCTCTCGAAGGTGCGTCGGTTGAGTTCGTCCAGGAGAAGTTTGTCCTCTCGGCAGGCGACATCACCAACGGGTACATTGACCTCGCAAACCTTGCGATTGCCGCCTCGATCAACGCTTTTGTCGATCGTTTGGCAATCCATTCGACCGACGACTACACCTTGTCTACGGTTAGCAGCGTGACTCGAATCACGTTCGCTGGATCGCTGATCACTGTCGGACAGGAGAAGCTGTCTGCCGGTGACGTGGTTCGCGTGAAGTACGCTAAAGTCGCAATCGTCTAATCTGAAATGAGGCCGGGGGGGAGCAATCCTCCCCGGTTTGCCGCATGGGTTTTCTTGAGCAATACGCGCGTTACAATAACTTCCTAGAGTCTACCAAGATCGAGTTTATCGATAAGGTCGAAGACTTTCCCGAAGCGGTATCGGGCGTTATTACGCTTCTAGACAACCAGACCTATTTCATCACGGCGACGGTAGATCTTTTAGGCGCTCGCATTGTTTGCGGCCAGAACACGACTATCATCGGTGGAAGCTCAGAAAACTGTGTACTAAAGTCCACAGGTTTAGCGGCTGCGACTGCGCTGATTACCTCGCAGTACAGTCTCCCGATGCGGAACCTGACCATTACTCACGGAACGGCGCTAGACCTTAATGGCTCTGGTACGCCCACGGCTGCGCTCGATTGGTTTGGCGTAAACTTTCTTGACTGCAACTCCTCTGGTGGCGGTTCAGGAGTAGGTACGGTCCAGAACTACTCAAACTTCATCATGTCAGACTGCGCATTACTGAACAGCTCGGGCATGACCTTCAACGGAACGATCGGCACTGTTGGCTTCGTTCAGTGCCTGTTCTCGGGCGTAGCTGCTCAGACGACGCTCAACTTCCCCTCAACTCTCACGATTACCAGGCGGATCAGGGTTACTTATAGCTCTTTCGTCGCCTTCGGTGGGGCTACCGCGATCAACGTCAGCACTTCTGCTGTCATACCTGTCGAGGGCTATATCCTCGACACTTGTAACTTCTCGGGTGGAGCAACCTACACAGCAGGCGTGCAGTTTAATGACAATAAGGCTCTATTCACCAACTGTAAGGGCATCGGAAACTCGGCTGAAATCGGACAGTGCTACTTCACCAACAACACGACCCAAAACACGATCGCGACCACAGGGGTTTTCGAGAAAATCTTAGGGACCACCACGGCAAGCTCAGTTAACCAGAAGTTCGATCATACTAATAACCGGCTGACCTATACCGGCGGCATCACTCGATCTTTCCGGGTGACAGCCTCCTGCTCTGCGCAAGCAATTACAACCAACAATACTATTATTCTGGTCAGGGCTGCCAAGAACGG